AGCAAGTCGGCTGCAGCTCCATACGGATCATAGACTTTGCCTTTGACCAAGACGGATGTTTGAGCATCGGAAAACGTCCATGTTCCGATCATCGGATCCGATGATGTTGGTGTCAACTCGTTATAGTTGCCATCATATAACTCAGCATCAGATTCCCAATATCCCTCTTTGTGTACCCATGTATAGTAGTTGACATCGCCACTCTCTATTGTAGACACTGGGTCAAGAGGTACATATTCCATCACCCATCGATGGATGTCCAGCGACCGCTGGATTTGGTCATCTGTGAAAGTTTGGCTAGTCCCTGCGGGATCGCCGATGAGGTCTCTTACCAAGCTGATCAAATCGCTCATCGTTGCTCGTGCCGTCATCTGCTACCTCCGTTCTGATACCTTGATTCAACAGCCACTGACGGATCTCTTCCGGTGTCGCCTCGCGACATCCCTGAGGAATTGCCCAGTCATCAGGAATACTATGAACTGCACCTTTTGGGTTTGCGATGAAAATTGCCACTATATTCTCCTTTCGGGTTTAGGTCGGTAAAGCACCTTGTGCATGCCTTTGTTTGTGCCTTGCATTCCCCAGGTTTCGAGAAAGAGGTGTTCGCACATCGCTACTTTGGGGTCTATGTAAGCGATTCGCATTCCCGACTGATACACCTTCAGCGAAAAGTTGATGTCTTGGCCACCGTAATCGTAAGGTTTTGGGAATGATCGTATTGAAACCGTCTCCCCGTCAACCTTCACCTCGACTTCATTTGCGTTTTCAAACCAGGGTCTTTCAAGACGCTCGAAGACTACTTTATCCAGCAGAAGGCAACCATTACCACACCATACCAAAACACCGTTTGACGTAAGCTTTGCGCAGTTATACGTTGGGTTCCAGCTGATTGGGTAGTCGATGAACGCCCCAACTGCTAACTGCCGATTCATTGCCTCGAGCATGATGGAAACAGCATTCGTTGGTGGCACAACATCTTCTTCAACCAACCAGATGTAATCTGCACCGCCCTCAAAAGCTCTCTCACAAACTTGTTCGTGCGAGGTCGGAATGGGTAGATCATGAGTAATACTCCAACCCAAAAATTCTAGACCGCTTTCGAGAACAGCGTTGATTACAGCATCTACCGTCCTGCTGTGAATCATGCCTCTTGATGGCGTAGCAACTACAATTGTCTGCATCATTTATCTAACTATTTTGGGGCAGTGGTGAGCAAGGAGAACCGAAAACTCTGCCACTGCCCACACCAATAAGTTACGACAGAACCACTACACCGGCGACATCGCGAAGTTCGGCAACGCCGTAAAGTACATCAAACGCAATCCGCATCCCACGATTGTCCATATCATAACTGTACAAGACACGGATGGAAATACCAGTATCCGGATCGTTCACATTCGCCGACTTTACCCCAACTCCTTCCGGAATCGGTCGGAATGGCCGGGTAGCTAGTATGAAGGCCTCCTTGTGATAACCTAGGTTCTTTGTACTATCCGGCGTACCGGTTACAACGGGTACTAGCTGGCTCATGAAAACGTTCATGCCGTAAAGTGGCCCCAATTCGCCACGGCGAACAGCCTCGGGATTAGCATTCGCGAAATAAGAAGCCAGATTAGAATCCCCAAGCAGAGCAATGTGATCCTTTGGCGAAATCACAAGATAACGGTCGGACACCGGTACCTTTGCATCATTCAACGTCTTCACGACAGAACGAATAGTAGAAGCCTCCAGATCAGTTCCGGAAGTTCCCACCGACTGGGAAAGACCGGAATACAACGCAAACAAATCATTCTCAATAGCGGTTGCAATTGCTACAGCAGCAGGCTCAGTGTAGCGGGCAAGCAAGTCCTGATTAGATTGAGCTGCGGCAAAGTCCTCCACAACATAGTCAACAGTTTTATACTTGTTCAGCGTGACAGAGACCTTTGCACCGCCGCTCGGAGACTGCGGAGTAACAGGTGTTCCTTCGCTCTTACTTTGAGCAGTAAACGTGCCGGGATATGTGATATTGATTACATCCCCAGGACTTTGTGGAGTATTGAAGTCAACATCACGGGCAACAGTGCGCGCGAGCACCAAATTTGGCTTCAACACGCGCAACACTTCATTCGCCCAAATTTCGGGAATGAACCCAATGGTATCCATGTCGGATTTAGTAATGGTAGTCATTTCTCACCTCTTTCACCTCAATCAGTTTTCAAGAATACGCCCCTCCCGCATAGCCTGTAAAATTGCCTCACGGTTGGCAGCAAAAAACTTCGGGTCGCGCAACTGCGAACGCGTGAACACCTGCTGGCCAGAAACACGCCCCTGTGCTGGGTTAGTTGGAGACGGCGAGGAATTAGAAGAAACCAAATAGGATTTTTTCGCTACCAATTCCTTCAACACCTTCTCAATGTTCAACGGCTTGCCATCATCATCAAACTCGATCTGCTTCAAATCAAGCAGACGATAAGCAGCATCTGGATCAACTACACCCAACCGGGTCGCGTGCATTTTAACTTCGTATTCCAGTGTCCTCGCCTGGAGGGTCATCTGGTACTCCGTCTCTTTACGTTCCAGCTCCGCAAGCCGCTTTTGGAGCCGCTCTTGCTCAGTCATCTTAGCCTCTTCCTCGGCCTTGACCTTGCTTTCCAATTCTCTGAGCCGCTTGCGGTAATCAGCAGCTTCAGCACGCAGTTTGCGCACATACTCAGTATCAAAGCGTTCCTGTTCCTCAACCGCCTGGGTTTCGGATTGTTGTGCAACCTCCTGGGTTGCACCTTCGGTGACCACCTGGGTCTGATTTTCGTCAGCCATTATTTAATCAACCTCCCGTTTTGTTTAATAACATCACAAGTAATTTGCGATTCGTTTAATACTCTCTGGTGGCTCTTCATCCAGTTCTCGATACAACCTGATTAATGCCCGCGCTGCCTTGCGCTTATCTTCAGGACTGGCTTTAACTCCACCACGGGCTCCAGCCAAAGCCGAGGCAGCGGCATGTACACCGTTACGATTTAATGTACCGTCCGGTTCTCGTACTGGCAATTTCGCTTGCACTTTTGCCATGTACTCACTCTTTGGTGGCTTGATCAGACAAGCCTCATACCATTGTTCTAGGCTGTAATCACTTTCGCTGAATAAACTCCAAGGTCTATTGCTGACAGCCATACATACCTCACTCAAAACAAAATGCCCGAAGCAATTCCTTTCCAGAATCACTCCGGGCGCGTACCTCGTGAGCAAATCAAACTTCTCTATTTACTTATTACTCAAATTATAGCATACTTTTTCGTTTCACAACACTACAAATCCTCAAATGGATTTTCCAGGTCGAGCGATTTGAGTCTGCCTTTTACCGCATTCGTTCGTATGCGCAGCTCTTCAAACTTGGCTTTCTGCAACGCGTTCATGTCGTCCAATTTTGTGTGCAGTCGTTTTATTGGCCCAACGAAATTACACCAATCAAACCCGGCTATTTCAAGTTCACTCCAGGGTAGATCAATCGTTTCCACATCGCTCAGAATACCACTAGCCAATTCCAACTGCCGATCAATACTTATCTCACCCATCGCTTTTCTGTCCTTCTCGGATTGTTTAATACATCATCAAAATCATTTGTCATAAATCCTGTTACCCAATGATGGGTAGAAACGCGATAATCAACTCATGTATAAGTATACTGCATCCCAGGTTGATTTTCTCCTAAAAACCCAATTTGCCATTCGCCACCAATATTACTTATCAATATTCTGCTTTTTGGATTTCGAATAACATCTTCAAGATTTTGATAATACTCTGTTAATGAGGTACCGCTCGGCCATTCATTACTATAAATCACATGGCGCAAATAATGCACTTCGCCAGGCGGAAGCACATCATTTGCCTTCAATGTCCTACCATTCCAAACCAGCCCAACTAACCGCCCGCCACATCGTTCCAAACCTTTAGGGTCAAAACCGGCATTCGCCACATATTGTACCACACGATCTAGTTCCTCTGACGTTAACTCACGTAACCCAATCCCTGCAACGCGGATCAGATCATCCACTGTGTAATTCCCCGCCCGCTGTGCCATCCCCATCAACGCTAGCCGGGTATACTCTTTTGCCTTTTCTCCAATCAAATCCTGCAATGACCGCTCGTACCGGTATGTACCCCATTCCTTTGATCGCTTTCTACCAACAACATCACTCAGTGTAAACTTGCCGTCTTTCCATGCTGCGTACTTCGCCGGTCCCAGGATGGCAATTTGTTTCTGCGTGGATAACTTTTCAAACAGAGTTGTGCCCGGCTCAATTTCAGGATTGGTATCTGATATATCTGACAGATCAATTCCGTATCTTTTGCCGATCTCCGCCCAGGTGATAGTCTTGGGTACCATTGTGCACCTGCCATTGGGATGATCATCAAGTCTCTCATCAAGCTTGTGTTCCGTCCCGTGCATTGCCCAGCACGCCGCGCAGGTACGTTCATCGGTAACACTGTACCATATCCAACCTTTTACAATGTCACTGTTGGCTTGGTAACTTGCCCGGGTTGCCTCTCTGTGTGCCCGTAACGTTTCCGTCCGCGCTATTGTCAGCGCCCTACTCAGTGTTGTTCCCAGTGCCTTGCGCAAATCCCGCGCCACCTCACGCGGATTTTTTCCGATCAACATCCCCTGTACCAGAGCATTCTCCGCGGCCTGAACACCTCCCCCTGAGATACTCAGTAACAACCGGTGCAGTGGGCTGTCTGCCTGTACCATCCCCAGCAATGTCTCCACACTGGCGCGGTCAATGCGGTTCCAGTCAATGACCAATCCAGCCGGCGGTTTTCCCAGCGCTCGGCGTGCCAACTGCTCCGCATGCTGTTCCGCCGCTTCAATTGCTTCCAACTGCTGCTCTCTCACTTTTCCTTCAGCATATTGAGCAAACGCCAGCAGTTCGCGCTCAACCTGATCACGAAATGCCCGCGCCCGATTGTATTGATAAATCCATACTGCATCAGGCTTTTCACCGCGTGCCTTCGCCCCTTCATACTCAGTATGCAGGAGCTCCAGCTCCTCTTTGATTTTCTTCCACGCTTCGCCATAGACGCGCACCAGTTCACTGGCAGCGCGGCGTTCCTTTGCCAGAAGTTCACGGCGGTAACGGTCTATCGCGACAAATATGTCTCCTTCAGACATCTAAACCTCAAATAACGGTTCTACTTTTATTTTCAATTTGCGGTGGCAATGGGATAACGTCACGACCACACAACCCAATGGTCTCGGGCCCCACGCCCGTTGTGCCTCAAAACCCTTGCTGTCAGTAAGATATTCCGCCTTGTATCCCGGCGTCCTCACGTACCATGCCAAGTCTGAATATATTGTCCCCTTATTAGACAATCTTTCCCGTGCGATCGGCACAATCCAGCCGTGATGATTGTGTCCATTCCAAACAATGTTTGCGTCCGGCAAGTAAACTGCTTGCCGATTTGTATCAATAACCCCTCTTGTAACTGGTGCATTACTGCCACCACCAGAATGGGAAAACCTAATCATCACCGTTCCAGATGGCACGTTGTCTCTCTTGACCATTATCCTTATCCAGCCCTTGTAACCACCACAGATAACTTGACTCTTCTGTTCTCGCAATTTGCTTGCCAATCTGTCTGTCAAGTTTGTATTGACATTCTTCAGCACTCCCAATTCGTGATTGCCCATTCCTAACAATACGAAATTGCCGGCATAGGGAGTTAAAAAATTGGTGACATCTGTCACAACATAATCGTAATAGTCCGCCCTGCGATATTCCGGTCTCAAATCGTCCATATTGCGCCGTGGATCAAATCGCCCTTGCATCGCATCAAACAAATCCCCAGCATCCAGTATCCAAGCATCATCTTTTTTTGCACTTTCTAAATGTTTGGTATATACATCTCTTTGGCAATACATCGAATCGAAATGGACATCGGAAAACAAGTAAATCTTTTTCTCCCAATCTTCCGGAATACTTTCCGTAACGGTAATGACATCGGAACTTACTTCTATGTTCATTGCTACCT